TGGGTTCAATCCCCGGTGGCTACAAGGTCAATCACTTCCTGACCGACACGAACGGCTGGTTCCTCACGACCGACGTTCCCAATGGTCTGAAGCACTTTGTCCGTACGCCGCTGGCGAACTCCATGGACGGCGACTTCGATACCGGAAACGTCCGCTACAAGAGCCGCGAGCGTTACAGCTTCGGCTGGTCGGATCCGTTGGGTATCTTTGGCTCGTCAGGTTCGACCTGATAACTGAGGAAACTTGGTTGGGAAAGGGGCCTTCGGGCCCCTTTTCTTTTGTATTGACACCTCTTTACAACCCACGTATACAGAGGGTACTAGGGCTACAACCGCGCCAACCTACCTAGAAGGGCGATGCACAGATGGTGCGGTTACTTGTGCATAAAGGAGATTTCTCATGGCATTTGCTTCCCATCTTGGCCCATGGTTGCTGGGCACCGTTAAGAACACCACCGGCTCCACCGCTGGCACCGTCCGTAACATGGGTGCGACTATTGTCGCCCAGACTGCTGCTGTGACCTACAGCGACGCGGCCACCACGACTGCTTTCTGGCTTCCCGCTGGTGCTTGCATCACCGCGATCCAGTTCTTCTCGGCTTCGGGTATTACCGCTACTTCGCCCACCCTGACGGTGTTCTCGGGCTCGACCACGATTGGCTCGGTCTCGCTGACCTCGGCCACTGCGTTTGCCGGTGCTGTGACTTTCACCGCTGCCGCTGCTTCGACGCTGGCCAATGTGGGCACCTCGGATGTTGCCATCAAGTACACCGTGGGTGGTACAAGCCCCTCGGCTGGCACAGGCACTCTGGTTGTGGCCTACATCATGCGCGGTTCGGACGGCTCGGGTAACCCGGCTTCGGTCTAATAGCCTAGTAGGAGAGCCTCATGGCTATGCAATATGACGTTAAATCCGCACATCTGAACGCTTCTGGTTCGGTGTACGCGAGTCGTACTCGGGTTAAGGGTTTCTCCATTTGCGCCACTGCAAGTACGGCGGGTACGCTTATCCTCAAAGATGGCGGGTCTGGTGGGACCAATCTGCTTGAGATAGACATCCCCTCAAACTCTAACCCGAACTCGTTTTATACGTTGATCCCGGGTGAGGGCATTTTGTTCTCCACCAACGTGTACGCCACGATGACAGGGCTTGCTTCTATTACGGTGTACTATGGCTAAAACTCCTGCGTGGCAGCGTAAGGAGGGTAAGAGTCCGGCTGGCGGCTTAAACGCCAAAGGTCGGGCTTCTTACAACGCAGCTAATCCCGGTAAGCCGGGGTTGAAGCGTCCCCAGCCTGAGGGCGGTTCTCGTAAGGACTCTTTTTGCGCCCGGATGTCCGGGATGAAGAAGAAGCTTACCAGCGAGAAAACTGCCAAGGACCCCGACAGCCGCATCAACAAGAGCCTTCGGGCTTGGAAGTGTTAGGAGTACACCATGGCTAAGAATTGGATCAAAGATGCCATCAAGAAACCCGGTGCTCTTCGTGCGTCTCTGGGCGTTAAGTCAGGCGAGAAAATCCCTGCCAAGAAGCTTGAGAAGGCTGCATCCGCTCCGGGTAAGTTGGGCCAGCGTGCTCGACTGGCTCAGACGCTCAAGGGTATGAAGAAGTAACATGCCCTCTACCAAAGCCAAGATCAACAAGCAGAACACCCGGCATGGCAAGATGGACATGCCGTTTGCTGCGCTCAACAAATATGCCGGTATGGCAAAAGGTGGCGACGTGAAGAAGGAAATGAAGGCTGCTGGCATTTTTGCCAAGGCCGGTGAGAAGAAGCTGGCTGCTCATGAGCGCCGTGAAGCCATGGGTAAAGAGAAAGACACCCCGGCGATTGCCAAGAAGGAGATGTCCGTGCTGAAGAAGGCTAAGGCCCCCAAGGATGTCATGGACTACGAGGAAAAAGAGCACAAGTCCATGGGCTTTGCTCGTGGTGGTGGCATCGAGTCCAAGGGCAAGACCCGTGGGACCGTGATCAAAATGGCGCGTGGTGGTGGTATCGAGTCCAAGGGCAAGACCCGTGGCAAGTTTTTTGAAGAAGGTGGCGATGTCGAAGGCGACACCGACGCTGAGGGCTACGGTACTAAGCTTGAAGGTAAATCTAAACCTCAGACTTTTTCTCAGGCTTTTAGAGAAGCTCGCGCTAAAGGCGCGGGGACTGAGTTTACGTGGAATGGTAAGAAGATTGCTGCCTACCGTGAAGGTGAGGGTCCTTCTAGTAAAAAACCAACTGTTGAGGGCCCTAAAATGTCCTCAGATGGTCCGATGAGCCGCAAAGCTCTGGGGACTAGCTCTCGTAGTGCCCCCACAATGGGTGAAGCTTTGGCTGCTCGTTTTGGTAGTGCTGGGCAACGCGCCAAAGCTAAGGAAGAAGGGCGTGGCAATGCGTTCTCTGGACGGTTTGGTACCGCAGAACAACGTCGTCGGTACGAGGAAGGCATGGCCAGTGGCGGCTCCGTTAAGAAGTTTGCCCGTGGCGGCGGTATCGAGTCCAAGGGCAAGACCCGTGGAAGGTTCATCTAATGGCCATGGCAAAGGGCGATCCGCTCAATACCCCTGAACAGCGTAAGTTCATGGCTGAGATGGCGGCTGAGAAACGTGCTGCTGAGGCACAAGCTGCTGCTCGTCAGAAGGCTCGCATGGTCGAAGAGGCTGTCTCCCAACGCGCCAAAGAAGATGCTATGGGCAAGGCTGCTGAGCAGAGTGACAAGGACAACGCCATGCGTGACGCGTATGAACGTGCCAAGCGCAAGCCCTTTGCCAAGGGTGGGTCGGTATCGTCTGCCTCCAGTCGTGCAGACGGCTGTGCCCAGTCGGGTAAGACCCGGGGTAAATTTGTATGATGCCGTCACGGGGTATGGGGGCTATCGCTGCCAATAAAGTGCCTCGTGCTAAGCGTCGTGGGGATGAGAAGCCAGTTCTGGGCACTGATGAGCCCATGAAGACCTTCGCCAAGGGTGGAGAGAGTAAGGTTAACGCTGCTGGGAACTACACCAAACCGGGCATGCGTAAGAAGTTGTTTAATTCGATTAAGGGTTCTGCGACTCAGGGCACCGCCGCAGGGCAGTGGAGCGCACGTAAAGCCCAGCTTCTGGCTAAGCGGTATAAGGAAAAGGGCGGCGGGTACAGCGGATGAAAGCCCCTCAGCAGTCTCTCAAAGCTTGGACAGACCAGAAATGGGGGACCAAAAGTGGTAAACGCTCTTCTGACACGGGTGAGAGATATCTTCCTGAGGCTGCGATCAAGGCGCTTTCTCCCGCTGAATATGCCCGTACCACCGCTGCAAAGCGTAAAGGCAAAGCGCAAGGCAAGCAATTTGTCGCCCAGCCAAAAGGTGTTGCTGCAAAAACGCGTAGCTACCGGCAAGCAGGGAAGTAAGTAATGGCCTACAAGACTACAGCAACGACCGACTTCAACCTCGACCTCAACACGATTGTGGAAGAGGCGTTTGAGCGTTGCGGTGCGGAACTGCGTACCGGGTACGACCTGCGTACGGCCAAGCGTAGTCTTAGCCTGCTGCTGATGGACTGGGCTAACCGGGGCATCAACCTGTGGACGCTGGAGCAGGGCACTCACGTCCTGTCTTCCGGCGTGGGCACCTACGACCTCCCGGCTGACACGGTGGACCTGCTCGACCATGTGATCCGTACCGGCACGGGCACCAACCAGATTGACATCAACATCAGCCGGATTTCCTCCAGCACGTACGTGTCAATCCCCAACAAGAATTCTACCGGACGCCCGATTCAGATCTGGATCAACCGGCGTACGGGCGCAACTGGGGCGGACAATGTGGTGGTCTACCCACAGTTCACGGTCTGGCCCCTGCCGGACAACAGCACCACCTACACCCTGTACTACACCCGTTTGCGGCGTATGTACGACGTGGGCAACGGCATCAACGGCCAAGACATCCCGTATCGCTTTATGCCCTGCATGGTAGCGGGGCTGTCCTACATGCTCGCCATGAAGGTCCCGGGGGCCGATGCGCGTATTCCCATTCTCAAGGGCCAGTACGACGAGGCGTGGGAGTTGGCTGCTGGCGAGGACCGGGAGAAGGCTTCGGTGCGGTTTGTGCCCCGTCAGAGCTTCATGGGCACCGCCTCGTAAGGTGCCCCCATGCCAAATAGGTTCGCATCTGGCAAAAATGCTATCGCAGAGTGCGATAGGTGTGGGTTCCGTTACAAGCTGAAAGAGTTGTCCCAACTGGTCATCAAGACCAAGAACGTCAACATTCTGGTCTGCAAGACGTGCTGGGAACCTGATCAACCGCAGTTGTCGCTGGGGCTGTACCCGGTCGATGACCCGCAGGCCATCCGCAACCCCCGTCCTGATGTAAGCTATTACGAGCCCGGCAATAACGGCGCTGGTGGTAGTAGAATGATCCAATGGGGCTGGGCCCCGGTGGGCGGATCTAGGGCGTACGACGCAGGTTTGACCCCTAATTCCCTTATCGCAGTATGTGCGGTGGGGACCGTGACGATCACTACGACTTAGGAGATCTGTGATGAAAGACAAGAAGCCGATGAAGCGTATGAAGGCCGGTGGCGTGACCTCTTCTGAAATGAAGAAGTATGGCCGCAACATGGCCCGTGCCATGAATCAGAAGTCCCCCACCAAGCCGGGTAAGGGTTAATCATGAGCGAAGAATTCAAGTATTTTGGGTGGGACGTTGACCCCATCGGCAAGTACACCCAGCCCAAGCCCAACGGGGATCCCACGGGCCAGAACGGCTATCCCGATAAGGACGTCAACAAGGGCGTCACCATGATGGATGCGCGTGGCAACGGTGCGGCAACCAAGGGTAAGAAGTTCGTCTCGCAGATCAACCTCGACGAGTAAGCCGTGAACTACGCCACTCTTACAACGCTGATCCAACAGTACTGTGAATCTACAGAGACCACCTTTGTAGCCAACATTCCTACGTTTGTTCAGCTTGCAGA